GAGCGTCGACCGTGTTGGCGATATTGTAGATCCGATGGGCTGTACGTTTGCGCTGCCGATGCCGTTGCTGCTGGATCACAACAGCGGCGACCAGGTCGGTCAGGTGACGTTCGCCAAGCCGACGAAGAACGGGATTCCGTTCGAGGCTAAAATCACAAGCATTCCGGAGGCCGGCCAGGCCAAGGATCTGGTCGACAAGGCCTGGCACTTTGTCAAATACGGCCTGCGCCAATTCGTTTCGATCGGGTTCAAGCCTCACCAGGATGGTGTCGAGCGAATCAAGGGCGGCGGGTCGCACTTCCGCTCGTGGGACTGGCTTGAGTTGAGCCTCGTTTCGATTCCGGCACAGCCCGAGGCCGTCATTAATCATTTGAAATCTATCGACGCTGAACTGCTCGCCGCGACAGGCAACAAGCAGAGCAGCGATCGCACTCACTCCGCCGGCGTCACGGCATCCCGGAAACCCGTTGTTGTGAAGGCCAAGGAGGCCAAAACAATGAAGACGCTATCGGAGCAGATCACTGCTCTTGAGGCCAAACGCGCGGCGAACACCGCGCTGATGGAAGACACGCTGCAGAAGGGCATCGATGCCGATCGCACGTCCGAGGGTGCCGAGCAGGAAGCCTTCGACACGCTGGAGGCCGAGGTCGAGACCATCGACAAGGATCTCAAGCGCCTGCGTTCGCTGGAGCGCATCAAGGCGCAGACGGCGAAGCCGGTGATCAAGGCCGAGAGCTTCGAGGACGCTTCGGCGGTTCGCGGCGGCACGCGCGTCGAGATCAAGATGCAGCCGAAGCTGGAGCCGGGCATCAGTTACGCGCGGCTGGTCAAGGTCAAGATGGCGGCACGCCTCACCGGCGAACCGCATCTCGTCATGGCGCAACGCATGTACGGCCCCGACAGCGAGGTTGCTGGGATCATCACCAAGGCCAACGAGGTCGTGGCCGGCACCACCTTGTCGGGCAACTGGGCGGCCGACCTGGTGAGTGCGGAGGGCGCGGCTGTCGCAGCGTTCCTGGAGTACCTGCGGCCGGCGACCATCCTCGGCAAGTTCGGTATGGGAGGCATCCCAAACCTGACGAGGCTCGACTTCTATTCGCCATACGTGATCGAAACCGGAGCCGGCGACGCCTACTGGGTGGGGCAGGGCCTGCCGAAGCCGGTGGTGGCGTTCGACTACGATCGCTCGACGCTCACGCCTCTGAAGATCGCGAACATCTGCGTATTAACTGAAGAGAACGTGAGGTACAGCTCGCCGAACTCCGACATGATTGTCCGCAACGCGCTGGTGAAGGCGATCTCTGCGGGCCTCGACGTTGCGTTCATCGACCCGGCAAACTCCGGCACGTCGAACGTCAAGCCGGCGAGCGTCACCAACGGCGCCGAGACCGTTGCGTCCACGGGCGACGACGCGGACGACATCCGTCTCGATGTCCGCGCGCTGTTCCAGAAGTACATCGACGCCAACAACCCGCCGCTGTCCGGCGTGTGGGTCATGTCGGCAACCAACGCTTTGGCACTCTCGATGATGACGAATCCTCTCGGTCAGCCGGAGTTCCAAGGCATCAACATGAACGGCGGCAATTTCCAGGGCCTGCCGGTCATTGTCTCGCAGCACATCTCCAACGTGGTCGCACTGATCAACGCGTCCGACATCTTCCTCGGCGACGAGGGCGGCGTGTCGGTCGACATGAGCCGCGAGGCGTCGATCGAGATGCGCAGCACGGGTCTCGGGATGGACGCGACGGCCGGCACTGCGACCGCGGCATCGGTCTCGATGTTCCAAACAAACAGCGTCGCGCTGCGTGCGGAGAGGTCGATCTCATGGAAACGCGCCCGCACGTCTGCTGTCGCGTACCTCACCAGCGTCGACTGGGGCGGCGCGGTCCCGACTGCCTAAGAAGCCTGACTCCGACCAACTTGAACGGGCGGCAGCAATGCCGCCCGTTTCTGTTTCATAGGGTAGGAGAAAAATATTATGAGCCGAACGAAACTTATCGCGACGAAGCGTCTGCGCTACGGGACACGGGCGCTGGCCGCCGGCGACCATTTCGAGGCGCCCTCGATGGACGCCAAGCTCCTGGTCTATGCGGTCAAGAAGGCGAAGTTCGCCAAGGATGAACCGGCGCCAAAGGCGGTAGCGCCGCGCGCTGTAATTTCGGAAGAGCCCGAACTGGAGGGGCTGCGTGCCAGTGCGCGTCGGCTCGGCATTTCCGTCGACAACCGATGGGGCGTGCGGCGCCTGGATGCCGAAATCGCGGCGAAGCGGACCGTGATGCGCGGGCCTGTTTGATGCCCAACCTCTGGAGATCAACCCAATGGCAATGACCCTCAATACCTTGCCGGCATACATCGGCTGGGGCACGTCGGAATCCACTGTGATCGACACGGGCGGCAACTCCGTGGTTGGGCTCATCATGCCGGAGACCTGGACCCCGGCGCACATCACGGTGCTGGCGTCGCCAGACAATGTAACTTGGCGCGATCTGTTCGAGCGTGCGCCTGACCGCACCAGCTTGGTAGAAACCGTCTTCAACTTTACGCCGAATGCCGTGGTGGCGATCAATCCAAACAGAATGCTGATGGCGCGATATATCAAACTGCGATCCGGCACGCGCAACGAACCGGTCAACCAGACTGAGACCGTTTCGTTCACGGTGATCACGGCTGACGCCGCCGGCGCGGCTCCGTAACCGCTGATGAAGATCCTCGGCCTGCCGATCCCGTTCACCGGCGAGCGCGCCAAGGCGCTGAATGCCGTCTATGGCGGCGAGCGCGGCGGCTGGGTGCCGATCATCCGGGAGCCGTTCACCGGCGCATGGCAGCGCAATGTGCAGATCGACAACCAGGCGGTGCAGTCGTTCCACGCCGACTATGCGTGCAAGACCTTGATCGCGTCGGACATTGCCAAACTGCGGGTCAAGTACGTCGAGCAGGACAAGGACAAGATATGGTTCGAGACGGACAACTCGGCTTACTCGCCAGTTCTGCGCCGCCCCAACAATTATCAGAACCGGATCCAGTTCTGGGAGAACTACATCCTTTCCAAGCTGTCGTGCGGCAACACATACGTCCTCAAGGAGCGAGACGCGCGCGGTGTGGTGAATGCGCTTTATGTGCTGGACCCGCATCGTTGCCGCCCGCTGGTTTCGGACAGCGGTGACGTGTTCTACCAGCTCGACAGCGACAACCTGACGGGCGTCGAGGAAAACACCATCACCATACCGGCGCGCGAGATCATCCACGACCGGATGAACTGCATCTTCCATCCGCTTTGCGGCGTGCCGCCGATCTTCGCGAGCGGCCGCGCATCGCAGCAGGGCCTCAACATCCAGAACAATTCGATCCGGTTGTTTAAGAATGCGTCGACGCCGGGCGGGATGTTGCTGGCGCCCGGCAAGCTGAACGAAACGCAGATCACCAAGGCCAAGGAAGACTGGGAGATGCAGTTCGGCGGCGCCAATTACGGGCGCATCGCGGTGCTCGGCGACGGCCTGAAGTTCGAGAAGATGGCGCTCACCGCCGTCGAGGGCCAGATGATCGAGCAACTGAAATACACCGCGGAGGTGGTGTGCTCGACCTATCATGTGCCGCCGTACAAGATCGGCGTCGGTCCGCTGCCGAGCTTTCAGAATATACAGAGTCTCAATGTCGAATACTATTCGCAGGCCCTGCAGGTTTTGATCGAATCGGCCGAGCTCTGTCTCGACGAGGGCCTGGAGATCCGCAACGGCGCCGGCACCGAGTTTGATCTCGACGGCCTGCTGCGAATGGACAGCGTGACGCAGATGGATGTGCTGCAAAAATCCTCCGGCATCCTTTCGCCGAACGAGCAGCGCAGGAAACTTGATCTTGTGCCCAAGAAGGGCGGTGACAGTCCGATGCTTCAACAGCAGGACTTCAGCCTTGAGGCCCTGGCGAAGCGTGACGCGCAGGACGATCCGTTCGGCACGGCAAAGCCAGCGCCAGCGCCGGCACCAGCCGACAACGGAGCAGCGAACGATGACGAGGATGACGAGGACATCGCCGCCGCCTTCGTCGAGGGCGTTCGCCGCAAGTCAGCCGAAAGGCTTGTTTATGTTTGACGTCGGCAAGATGGTCGACGCCGTTCTCGATGCTGTCGACAAGCCTCTCCGGGTGTTTGCCGAACGGCTCAAGGCGGTGGAAGCGCGGGTGCCTGAGCGCGGCGAGAAGGGCGACAAGGGTGATCCAGGCGAAGCGGGTGCTGCCGGCACTAATGGAAAGGATGGATTCATCGGACCAAAGGGCGAAGCCGGGCCGCAGGGGCCGCCAGGCGAGACGGGCGAGCCAGGTTCCGCCGGCGAGAAAGGTCTGCCGGGCCGCGACGGCCGCGACGCATCGGACATCCCGATGCTCAAGCAGCTCATCGTGGACGAGCTGACCAGCTTGCTTATGACAAACCTGAAGACGATGACGCTGACGTCACCCGACGATGGGCGGACGTTGGTGTTTGCGATCGATGCGCTCGGCGTGAGAAGCGAGACCAAGACCGCGCTGACGCTGGATCGCGGCGTATGGAAAAGCGGCCCCTATGTCCCCGGCGATGGTGTTTCGCTCGGTGGCCAGTTTTGGATCGCGCAACGCGACACCACGGCAAAGCCCGGCGAGAGCGAGGAGTGGCGGCTCGCGGTGAAGCGTGGCCGTGACGGCAAGGATTTGCGGCCAGACACTAAGACGCCGGCAAGCCCGGTGCGGTTCTCCTGATGCGCGCAAAGCTGGAGCTGATCGAGCCGACATCGGGGTTTGTCTTCGACCTGGTGACGCTGGAGATGTTGAAGCTGGAGCTTGGCTCGCCCGACAGCGAGGACGAGGCCAACGCCGCGCGGATCACCCGCGAGTCAAAACTGATCGCCGAATACTGCGATCGCATCTTCGGCTTCTGCGATGCGGTCGAGACATTCGAGTTCGATCCCTGGGAGATCACGCGGCCAGGCCAGCCGCTGCTGCTGCGGCTCTATCCAAACGTCGAGATCGAGAGCATCACGACCGGCGACACCGAGCTTTCGGTGGACGACTATGTCGTCGACGCCGAGAAGGGCCGGGTCTGGATGCCGGGTGCGTCGTGGACCGGCACGGTGGTGGTGACCTATGCGGGCGGATACGACCTGCCGGACAATGCCGCCGCCGGACTGCAGGCGGCGTGCATCGAGGCGGTGGGGGCGCAAAGCATGACGCGCGATCCGTCGATCCAGTCGACGCAGCATGGCGAAACCACCGTCCGGTACTTCTCCGAAGAGGTTGTCACGGGCGGGGTGTCGTCGCGGGTGTCCCAGTTGGTCGACCCGTACAAGCGGATCACATTCTGATCGATGCCGATCGAGCGCGATCTCGCCGGCTCGGCGGCGTTCATCATCTGCGGCGGCCCGTCCGTCGACGAACAGAACCTGGACTTGCTGCGAGGGCGTCCCGTTGTCGTGGTTAATTCCAGTTTCCGGCGCGTGCCATGGGCCGACGTGCTGCTGTTTGCCGACTCGCGTTGGTTCAATTGGAACAAGGAGAAACTGCCGGACTTCCATGGCCGGGTGGTCACGGTGTTCGACAACAACCCGATCCGGAAATACCCGCCGCACTTCGAGCAATACCGCAAGAGCCGCCCGCCCGAGTTGTCACGCGATCCGAACGCGCTGGCGTTGGCGCGGACCACCGTCACCGGCGCGATCAACTACCTGGGGCTGCGTGGCGCATCGCCGGTCGTGATGCTGGGCCTCGACCTCAAGGCCACGGTCGACGCTGCCGGCAAGCGCAAGACGCACCACCACGAACCGCACCCGATCCCGTCGATGAAGGGGAGCTGGGAACGCCACAACAAGGAGCTCTGCTCGATCGGCCCGTCACTGAAGGCGATGGGGGTCGAGGTGATCAACGCCAGCCCCGGCAGCGCCTGCACGGCGTTCCCGATCGCGACATTGGAAGACGCTTTATGATGCACGCTCCTACGCGGCCGGCCACCATCGTCACCGGCATGGTCGGCATCGGCGACAACCTGCACAGTCGTGCAGTGCTGCGCGAGTTGATGAAGCAGGGCGACGTCTGGCTGGAGACGCCTTACGCTGCGATGTTCCACGACCTGGTCGAGCAGGGCCTGCGGATCGTGCCGGTGCGGCGTCACATCTCACGCATGAGGGAAACGACGCAGGCGGTGCAGCGCGAACTGCCACCACGCAACGCGAAGCGTCTCAAGGTGACTTACGACAGCCACAAGACACTGCACCACAACTCGGTGCTGGCCGCGCAGTTCGCATCCTGCAGCCTGCAGATGCCGGAACGGCCTGACTTCTCGCTGCCTGTCAGAGAGGAATGGCGCGAGAATGCGAGACGCCTGATGGCGTCATGGGCCATGAACGGCAAGCCGCTGATGGTCTATCGCCCGATCGTGCAGAACGACTTCTGGTCGGCGCCGGCACGAAGCCCAGACCCGGCATCCTACCGGGCATTATACGAAAGCATACGCGCCTCATACTTTGTGACGTCGGTTGCCGATCTGAAGAAGAAGGAGGCCGGCGCCAGGCACGGTGAATGGATCGTCGGGCCGCCGGCCGACGTCGACGTCGAGCTGCACAAGGGCGAGCTTGACTTCGAGACCATGGCCGGGCTGTTCGCCGAGGCCGCGCTGGTGTTCGGCAACGCCGGTTTCACGCCGATCATGGCGCAGGCGACCGGCGCGCCGGCCATCACGGTCTACGGTGGCAACGAGGGGTTCGAGGAAACCAACCGCAGCGGCGCGCACCTGGCGCCGACCT